AACAAATATTCTTTTAGGTAGAGCTCCAGACTCAGCCACTACTCTACAAATTAACTTTTATAAAACATTATCTGCGTTATCAGATAGTAATTCAACTAACACAATTTTAACAAATTATCCTGAATTGTATTTATATGGTTCGCTAGCAGAAGCAGCACCCTTCATTATGCAAGATGAAAGATTAAACACTTGGGGTAATCTTTATAAAGAAGCATTAAAAAATGCTAATGAAACATCCTCAAGAGGTTCTACCACATCTTCACCTCTACAGATGTCAACACCTCAGGTAGCATAAAATGATTGAGTTCGGTGATTTACAAGCTGATCTACCTACCTATCAGAACTCAGGAGCTCTGAAAGTAGATAATGTGATCCCTTTGAAAAAAGGTTATCAGGCACTTCCAGGCTTTCAGGCATTGACTACAACAGGATTATCAAATGCTGCTGTGGGTTTATTTACAAGTTTTAGTACTGGTGGTTCTACAAACTATGCTGGTGATAAGACCAAACTTTATCAAATGAACTCCTCATTGGTGTTTATAGATAAAAGCAAATCTGGTGGTTACAATAACTCTACTACAGAAAATGCTAGAGACTTTTGGGCCTTTACACAGTTCGGTTCAAACATTATTGCAACTAACTTCGCAGATAACATACAAAAGTTTGAAGAAGGTGTAGATAGTGCCTTTAGTGATCTAATAGCATTAAAAGCTAAGTTTATAGCTGTTATCAGAGACTTTGTTGTTGTAGGTCATACCAACGAGTCAGGTGTTGTTTATAACCAAAGAGTGAAATGGTCAGGTATTAATGACAGTTCTACCTGGACTCCAAGCCAATCAACACAGTCAGGCTTTCAAGATATTGTTGGAAGTCATGGTAATGTTCAAGCAATAGTTGGTGGTGAGTCTGCTGGTGTCATCTTTATGGAAAAGGCAATCTACAGAATGTCTTATGTAGGTGTGCCATTAGTATTTCAGTTCGACAAGATTGCAGATAACATTGGAGCTTTTGCACCAAAGTCTGTGGCCTCCTATGGTAATATGATTTTTTTCTTAGCACAGGATGGTTTTTACAAACTAACTGGAGGACAGCAACTAACACCTATAGGCAATGGTCGTGTTGATAATTTCTTCTTTGATGACTTATCATCTAATCTAGATGGTATTACAAGTGCGATAGATCCCAACAATAGTATTGTTGTATGGTCTTATCGTGGTGGTGGAGCTACAGGAACTACAAATAATAAGTTTTTAATTTATAACTATAGTGTAGATAAATGGAGTACAGGAAGTGGACTAGACTTAGAGTTCATATCTAGTGCCTCTCAAGAAGCATTTACAACTCTAGAGAGTTTGGATGTGTTAGGTAATCTAGATAACTTAACAAAATCATTAGACTCCTACTTTTACAAAGAAGGTATTGTAGGTCTAGCTGGTTTTAATAGTGAGCATAAGTTTGGAAAGTTCTTAGCTACTAGCCTTTCAGCAACAGTTGACACTACAGAGTTTGAAGGATCTGAAAATAAAAGATCAACACTTATTGAATGCAGACCAATTGTAGATGGTACATCTAATACTACAGTTACAGTCACACCAATAACAAGAAATTCACAGCTTGATAGTATATCTGTGGGAGATGCTGTATCAACAAATGATAGTGGTACTTGTCCTTTAAGATCAACATCTAGGTATCATCGAGTCAGAGTAAATGTGACAGGAAACTTCAACACCCTTAGTGGTGTAGATATAGAAGCGAGACCTGAAGGTGGCAGATAATCAGTTTCCTTTTGTGCCTTTATCAATACCAGATCAAGGACAACACTTACGATTAGTTTCAACATCATTGAACAATACAATCAATGGAAAGTTAAACAGTACAGGAACAATAACATTAAGAGCAAATCAAACTACTACTACTCTTACTGATGCAAGAATAGGTGGTAATTCGATTATCTTGTTTATGCCAACTACTGCAAATGGCAGAACTGCTCTCAATGGACTTCATGTTTCTGCAAGAGCAAATGGGAGTTCTACATTAACTCATGCAAGTTCAGGCAATACAGACCAAGACTTATCATACTGTGTCATTGGATGATGTGATCACTAGAGTACCTAGTGAAGATGTTGAACTTATATGGAGACAAGTTTCTTCATATTTAATGAAGGCATTAGACGAAACTTATGCAATAGAGGACATATATGAAGGTCTAATAGATGATCGTATGCAACTTTTTATAAGTTGGAATAATGATCGAGTTGAAAGTGCTGTTGTTACTGAAATAGCAGTTTACCCACAGTCTAAAGTATTACGATACTTTTTAGCCGGAGGAACTAACCTAGAGAATTGGTTAGAAAGAATACAAATAGTTATAGAAAAATTTGCAAAAAGAGAAAATTGTACTCATATCGAAGTCGCTGGTCGCAAAGGTTGGGTACGAAAATTGAAAGGATTTAAAGTTAAAGCATACTTACTAAATAAGGAAATATAATCATGTCAAAAGGATCAAACCCAACAAATGTAACTACAACAACAGCAAGTGAACCATCAGAGTTTATTAGGCCATATTACACACAAGCTATAGATGCAGCACAACAGTTATATGAAAACCCTAATATACCTTCATTCTTTCCTAATAACACTTTTGTTGACTTTGCACCAGAAACAGAAACAGCTTTACAATTAGCAAGTGCGAGAGCCTTACAAGGCAATCCACTATTAGGTTCTTCTCAACAAGAAATAAACAGAGTTTTATCAGGTGATTATTTATCACCCACTACTAATCCATACTCACAAGCATTGTTTAATCAAATGGCTGGTGATGTAACCTCACAAGTACAATCACAGTTTAGTAGAGCTGGTAGATTAGGATCTGCTGCTAATCAAGAAGTCTTATCAAGAAGTCTTGGTGAATTAGCAAACAAAGTTTATGGAGATCAGTTTAATCGTGAAAGAGATAGACAGTTCCAAGCTACTCAGATTGCACCTCAACTAGGCGAAATGGATTTCAACGATATAGGAAGATTACAACAAGTTGGTCAAGAAAGAGAAGCACTTGAAATGGCAAAACTACAAGATGCTATTGCTAGATACGACTACAACCAACAACAACCCTACATCAAACTAAATCAATATTTAGGATCATTAGGTGCTGCTGTACCTTCAACAACTGTATCAACACAACCAGTCTTTAGAAATACTGGTGCTGGATTACTCGGTGGAGCATTAGCTGGAGCTAGATTAGCCGGAATGGTTCCAGGTGTTGGTGCTGGTATGGGAGCTATTGGTGGTGGATTACTTGGAGGGTTCTTTTAATGGTAGCAAAAGCATTACAAAATAGAGGTCTTATTCCAAATAATAATGTTGTCTCTACAAGACCATTAAGAACTGTTCCATTTTCAGTAAACACAACACCAAGATCATACTCAGCTATGAATGTTGGTGGTATGTCAATGGGTGCTGCTAACCCTGGAGGTCAATACTCAGTATTAAATCCAATGGGAGCAAATCCAGGTGGTCGGTTTTCAGCCATAAATACTATTGGTATGGGTGCAAATGCACCTGGAGGAAATCAAATGACTCCTCAAAATACTTTTGCTGCTAGTATGGAACAAGGTGCAAAAAATGTATATGCCAAACCAGCTTTTGTTAGACCTACACAACAAAAACCTAATGTGCCTCCAAATCAATTAGGTCAAAATTTATTAGATTTTGCATCTAGTCCTCAAGGTATTGGTTTTGCAAGAGGTTTATTAGAAGCAAGTGGTTATTCCACAACCCCTGTTTCTTTTGGTCAAGCTATAGCTCAAGGACTTGGTTACATGACGGAAGCTGATAAATCAGAAGCAGAAAGAAAACAACAAGAATTTGAGAATTTATTATTAGAAAGACAATTAACATTACAAGAACAAGAAGCAGCAAAACCAGAAGGAAGATTTACTCAAACTTTTATTGATGTGCCTGATGGTAAAGGAGGAACTACTAAACAATTAGTTAATGTTGCTCCAGATGGAGAAATATCAACAATAGGTGGT